TCAATGTTTCTGAAGATGGAACTGTAGCTACAACATTTACTTTCCCATCACCAGTGTATCTTTCTGGTGGAAATTCCTATTGTGTTGTTCTTCTTTCAGCATCCAATCAATATCAAGTTTGGATATCTAGAATGGGTGAAACAGATGTTACTACATTAAACCGAACAGAATCGGAAAGAATTGTTGTTGCTCAACAACCTCTATTGGGTTCATTATTTAAATCTCAGAATGGTGCTACTTGGGATCCAAGTCAGTTAGAAGATTTGAAAATGACTCTTTATAGAGCAGAGTTTTATAATGGATCTGCATCTGTAAGATTCTATAATCCAGATCTTGATACTGGAAACGGACAAGTAGCGTCATTAAGACCAAATCCAATTGAATGTATATCAAAATCTGCAATCATCGGAATTGCAAGAAGTTTAACTTCCGCAGAAGTTTCAACTTTAACTTCTGGAACTACCATTCTTCAATTCAATAATTCAAACTTTAGTTCTAAATTAAAGAGCGTAATCGGTGCAATTGGAATTAATAGCGCATTAACTATAACTTCTGTTGGCAGTGGATTTACCTCTGCATCAACGGTATACTCAAATGTTCCTCTCAGATCTTTGACTGGACGAGGAAGCGGAGCACAAGTTCAGTTAACAGTTACTGGAGGTGTTGCAGTTGCAGCAACAGTTTCTGTTGGTGGTACTGGATATGCATATGGTGATGCCCTAACAGTAGATTATTCTCAGACTGGAAACTTTGGATCTAATCTAATACTTACTATTCCAAATAATGTGGGAGTAATCTCTGCCTTTAACTCTTTACTTGTTGATCAAATACAAGGAAGAATTGTTCAAGATACAACTTCATTCTTATTCTATGTTGGGTCTTCTGGAACTACAAATATCTCTGGTGCAACAGTTAGTTATGTAAATCAATTAAGTGATGGTTTGCATATGAAGGTAAAACATAAAAATCATGGAATGTATGCACCTAATGATTATGTTAAATTGAGCAATATTGAATCTGATCTTAGACCAGTAACTCTAAACTCCGCATATTCATCATCATCTACTTCTAACATTACTGTAAGTTCTATTGGTATTCTAACAACGTTTGAAAATGTACCAGTATCATCCTTGAATCCTGGATATGTTATCGTTAATAAGGAAATTATTAAATATACTGGATTTGATACAAATACAAATAGCCTAACTGGAATTACCAGGGGATTTGATTCTACTATTCCATCAAGTTATGATGTTTCCCAATCCGTATTTAAATATGAACTTAATGGAGTCTCGTTGAGAAGAATAAACACAACACAACTTCTTTCTAACGCAGATAATGTGACTTATCCTAATGATCTTGATTACTATTATGTTAAAGTTGGAATGTCAACAAACGGAATTGATAGAACTACAGGAAATGCAAATGGATTCCCAGAATTAGCATTTTCCCAAACTAAGAACTGTGGATCTTATGATGGAATACAGTTTACAAATTCCAATATAACTCCACAAGCTTCTCAAAATATTCCATTTACAGTTCTAAGACCAAATATACAAACAATAACTCCACAAGGAACTTCAATTGCAGCAAAAATTAGAACATTCTCTGGTGGATCTCCAGATAATAACACTTTACTCTCTTTTATAGATCAAGGATTTGAAGATATTTCATTATCATCTGATAATTATTTTTCAAGTCCAAGAATTATTTGTTCCAAAGTGAATGAATTGAATTATCTTTCCACATACCCTGGAAATAAATCTTTTACAATGGAGATGGTTTTATCTACGAATGATACTAAGGTATCTCCTATGATTGACCTTGATAGGGTCAACATCATTACAGTTGGAAATAGATTAAACTCTAAAGTTTCAAATTATTCAACTGACCCTAGAGTAAACACGTTAAGAGATGATCCCAGTGCTTCAATTTATATAAGTAAAATTGTAAAACTTGAAAAGAGTGCAGATAATTTAAAAGTTTTATTTGATGCATATAGACACACGTCAAATGATATTCGTGTAATGTATAGAATTTTTAGAGCAGATACCGACGATTCAACTCAATTATATGATCTATTTCCAGGATATGACAATCTGGATAATAATGGTTTACCAATTTCTTTTGCAAATAATAGTGGAAGGCCAGACAGAATTGTAAATGCATCTTCAACATTAGATACTTTTAATTCTTATGAATTTACTGCTAAAAATATTCCATTATTTACTGGATTTCAAATTAAAATTATTATGACAGGCACTAATTTGGCTTATGCGCCTAGAATAAGAGATCTCAGAGTCATTGCTTCAATTTAATATGAAAATACAAGTAGAAGGAAATCCTGGATTATTCAGAGATTCTGAGTCTGGAGCTATTATAAATTCTTCAGACTCAGATTTGCAATCATATTTGGAACTAAAAAGAAAAAAACTTGAAGAACAAGAAGAAATTCAAAAATTAAAATCGGATGTAAGTGAAATAAAAGATATGATGAAAATTATTTTGTCAAAATTAGAGTCTAGTTCATAAATAACTAAAAAAGGTGTCTAATAATGGCGGCAAGAAATGTAAATTTGGTTCTTGAACAAGGAGTAGATTTTCAAGCCACATTTACGATTAGAAATACTAATAATACCCCATTAAATTTGACGGGATACACAGGAATTTCTTCAATTAGAAAAAGTCCTAGTTCTTCTACTGCATATCCATTAACTATATCTTTTATTGATAGACTTAATGGAAAAATTGCAGTATCAATGGGATATACCGCAACTGGATCCATGGAAGGTGGAAGGTATGTTTATGATGTAATTTTAATCTCTCCAAACTCATATAGGTCTAGAGCAGTTCAAGGAAATGTCTTGGTAACTCCAGGAGTATCAAGATGACAGATTACTTAGTAACATTAAATGATCCTGGTCCGTTTAGGATTGGTGTTGATTATGAGATTCCAACTAAATCTATACAATATAATAATATTATTCTTGATAGTATAAACGGACAGTTTACTGGAGTTGCTCATACTTTTAGTCTCTATGCAAGTGGAAATGCATATGCACCTGTAAGTGAACAACAGTTAATTGTAAGTCTCAATGATGTTATCTTACAACCATTGCAAGATTATGTGATTTCAAATAGTCATATTATTTTTACCAATCCACCTGCTGTAACTGATAATGCATTTATTATTGCTCTTGCTACCACTGCTGATTTAACTAGAACCATCAATTATGTGATTGATAGTGGATCATTCATGATGTTGAGTGGAAATAAGGGATCTGTTACTTTAGATGTAAGTGGTACTATAGAGTCTCTTACTATTTTTGCGGATCAACAAGGCGATTTAACCTTAGATATAAAAAAATCAAATTATACAAATTTTCCAAACTTTACTTCAATAGTTGGTGGAGTATATCCACAGATGTTAAATTCAAGAAAAGTAAGAGATGATGTACTAAATAACTGGGATACAACAATCTTAGCCGGAGATGTGTTGACCTTTGATGTGATCGGAGTAAATAATATTCAGAGATTTCTAATCTCTTTAAAACTAAAATTATAAATAGAATTAGTTATTAAAAAGAACCTGTAAGAGGAGTTGTTTAAATGGCACTATTAGTCCCAGATATTGGAGAACTTGAGTCACTCAGATATTTGATCGCTCAGAATAACCACACTGCATCACTTTCTGATCAATCTCCAAGAAACCTAGTTCTTAAACTTTTTACAAGTAATACCACTCCTGCTGAATCCGATGTACCATCGGCATCTGCATACTATGAACCATATGGTATTGGTAACACCAACGCTTATGGATATGCTCCTACTACAGGTTATCCATATTGTGTAAGTAATAGAAGTGACCAAACATATACATCCCAGACTGGTATTCTGTTAAACGGTTCCCGTTGGACAATTGCTCAAGTTGGTGGTGGTACGACAGCTACTTATCCAGAACAGACCTTTACATTCACTGGTAACGCAGGTAACGTTTATGGTTATTATGTAACCAGAGCAACTAACATGCCTGTTGCAGTCCAAGGTGTTGTAAATGGTGCTTCTGTTGGTATTGGTACAACTCTAAGCAAAGGATCTGCAGGTAACGCAACTATTGGTGTTATTGGAAACTATTACATCACAATTAATAGTGCTATTACAGTTGATGACATTACTCTTGGAATGGTTGTTGGAGGAAACTCGGGTATTCAGACTGGAACTAAAGTAGTAGGTATTGATAGGGCTCTCAAGGTAATTTATCTGGATAAAGCTCTGATTGATAACATTCAAGTTGCAACAAGTCCTACAGTAACATTTAGTTTTGGTAAAATTTCTATCAATAATCACCAATTAGTTAATGGTGATGTTCTTTATATTGGTTCTAACGGAAATATTGTTCCAATAGGCGGTAAAAGAACACCTGGAACATTAACAGCAAATCAATCTCTGGTAGCCAATTCTACTGGATTTCTTGATCTTGTAAAAACCGCCAATCTTGTTGTAACTGCTTTACAAGCCAATGGTTCATACGGTACCTCTGGTCAGGTTCTAGTTTCAAACGGAACTGGTCTTTATTGGGGAACAGGTACTTCCGGTACAAACACACAAGTTCAATTTAACGATTCTGGTGTTGCCAACGGTTCTTCAAATTTCACATTTGATAAATCGACTCAGACTTTATATGT